TTAATGAACATTCGTCGCCGAAAACGAGTCTGTATCATTAGTGCGATGCAGTCTCTGCAAAGGATCTTGTTGATAAAATTGGCAGAAACGTTGCCACAATGAAGGGAAACGAGGAGCAAAAAGTTCTGGGGCGCTAAAGAAATATTCAGAAAGTACGGCAAAACATTCAGCAGGATCACTGGCAGCATAAGCATCAATGCTCGCCGCATTCTCGCCAACCAATTCGATTTCTTCCTGAATGTTGTTCATTGCAGCATGAAGATCGTGTTCCCAGCCAGCAACCTCACGCAACGGAATAAAGGGAACTCCGCTGGCGCGATCGCCGTTACGGGTGTCCAGCTTATGAGCGACTTCATGAATAATCAGGTTAAAACCAGAAGCATCAAAAGAATCTTGTATATCCAACCAGTTCAAAACGATAGGCCCTTGCTGCCAGCTCTGACCTGACTGAACAATACGTTGGTTATGCACCAGACCGATATCGTCTTCCCATTCATCATCGACCACAAATGGCGCAGGATAAATTAAGACTTCATGAAAACCATCCAGCCATTCCAGTCCTAACTCCAGAACGGGTAGGCAAAATAGAAGTGCTATCCGGCAGCTTCTTAATGAATCCAGTTCAAAGCCCTGTAAAGGAACAAGCCGCTTTTGCTGTAAAAAACGTTCGGCAAGAGTGACTAATTTGCTTTGTTCCTGTTCCGTCAGACACGTTAAAAGGGGGATCGATAGTGCTTCCTGCCAGGGAAGGGCAGTTTGATGTGCTGATTCTTGTACTTTCCAGGGCCACTTAATCATCGTTTTGCTCGCAAACTCGTCACTTGAACAAAATTGCACGGACAGGGACTGTTAAAATGCCAAATTTCCTGGCATCATGGCAACCATCTGAACGGAGAGATGCCGGAGCGGCTGAACGGACCGGTCTCGAAAACCGGAGTGGGGGCAACTCCACCGGGGGTTCAAATCCCCCTCTCTCCGCCAAAATTCAATCACTTACACATCATTAAGTCAGTGACAAAAATCACACTTGGAATTACTTGGAATATTTTCTTGGAATATTTTCAGGTAACGGGACATCAAGTGTTGGTGAAACTTTAACCTTCCTGTCATAGATTAGCACTTGCCCTTCGGTTTTGTGACCAGAGAAAAGTTGCTTATCCCGGCTGCTTCCTTCATAGTCTGAAATTCCTTTCGCCTTCAGATCATGAAAGGTGAAGTCGGTTAAAATACCTGAAATTTTTCCAGCACGATTTCTTGCATCTACCCACATTTCGTTAAAGCCTTTGTACATATATCGGTTGCCGTATTGATTGCTGATCACATAGGCAGATTTTGGTAACTGTTTTGCTTTTTCGATCGCTGCCTGTAATCGTGGACTCCATGCTTTTATCTGTTTTTTTCCGGTTTTCCCTTGCTGGATGAATATCCCGTCGTTTCCAATCTGTTCCCATTTCAGCGATAACACATCGGAAACCCTCGCTGCACACAGATAGGCAATTTCCATTGCGATAAAAACAGGAAGAGGTGCAACGCTTAATACTGCCTGGTATTCTTTGTCGGTTACATATCGTTCGCGGTTTTTGGCCTTGAATTTACTTACACCTGCACATGGGTTAGCCTTCACGTACCCTCGCTCATACCCCCAACTGTAAACACGGGACATACTGCTTTTTTCATGGTTGGCTTGCGTTTTACTCTGCTCCCCTCTTTTGTCCATGTATCGACGGATGTGTTCTGGTTTTATGGAATCCGCTGGTACCTTACCGAATACGGCAAGCAACTTTTTTTGATGTTGCAGATAATCTTTTTGTGTTCTTGGACTAAGGTCACTGTAATAGGCGCTGGCGAGGAATTTTTCCCACAAGCGACCGAATGTCATTGCACGATCGCGATTATTTACAGTTTCCTCATACTTTTTCCATAAAGCAGCTAAACCATCCTTGATGGCGGTTAGTGTGACAGATTCTCTGGATGTTGGTTTCCATACATAACTATATTTATTTGGGTATACATTTGGAGGTAATTTTTCGTGTTCAGGATTTTTCCTTCGTCTTCCCATCAGATCGCACCAAAATTCGGCTCTACCTCGCGTGGTGGTAAAGTTTTATTGCAGGTAAATAGATCCCGGCTGACAATCGGTTTGCCACTACGATTGGTATAGAACGGAAGCCCGTTTTCCATTAACCATTTTCGCTGGTGGCTTGCATATTTGCAGCCCGTTAATATTAGCAATTCATCTTCGGTTAAAAATAAGCTGCTCATAGCTATATCTCATAACCGCCGCTAACTATATACGGTTAGCGGCAATTAGGGTTGAACATTAAAAATCAGCCTGACTCGGGATCAGTTTTTGCCAGATAGCTGAAACGTATTTTGCCTGGTAACGAGCGTCATCAAGTGCATTATGGCGCTCACCTTCGAATGGAATAGCCGTTCTGGCATCGAAGTCTATGGCTTTCCCCAGCTCAACGATTGTGCGTACATCGCGATCGTTGTAGTAACGCCACGGGCAGGGGATCCCCTGCCGTTCGTATGAACGGCGCAAAATCGTGTTGTCGAAGTTGGCTCCATTTCCCCAGACCTGAACAAAAAATTCACCGGAGTTTTCGTCGATAAATTCCCGCAATTGTAACAGTGCATCATCTAACGGGATTTCATCGGTCATAATGGCAGATTGCGCTTCGCGTGATTGCTTAAGCCACCATTTAATGGTGTCCCGATCAATGACTCCGCCAGCAGTTTCCAGATCGATAGTCTTACTAAATTCCGGTCCCATATCTCCGGTTTGCGGATCGAAAAATATTGCACCTATTGAGATGATCGGGGCATCAGGATTTTTTCCCATGGTTTCAAGGTCGATCATTAGATGGTCACACGTCCTGCTGGTGGATGTGATTTCGTGATGACCGGTCACCTTAATTGAGTGATCTGCCGTCTCGCCAGTTTTATTATCGCTGGCGTGATGCTGATTGCCGCCAGGGTTCTCCTTGTGTGGATGTTCAGCGCCTTCCATTTCCTCCGGATCATTTTCCTGAACTTCAACCTGATTCTCTTCATCGAATGTTTCCTGGTATGTTGCGTCGCCCATCACCGCGCCACAATCAGGGCAGTTGCCGCCACCGCTCTGACCGCAGGCGGTGCAGACTTTTTCCGGTTCCTGTTGCGCTACTGGTTCGGATTGTTTCGTTTCTGGCTCGTTTTGTAACGCATTTGGGCTATTTTGTTCCGCTTTTTGGTCGTTCCGTTCCGATTCATGCTGGTTCTGGTTCACAGAATCGCGAGTCTGGATCCCCTTGACCCATTTCGGATCATTAGGGTCGCTAATCCCCTCAACAAATTCACCACGCGATACAGCAAGTAACTTATCGGCGTCAGGCTGGCTGATATTGGCTGCCTGCATAATTTTGTTTACTTCGTCAGCGGTGACTTTTACTTGGTTAGCGGAACTCACCTGCGACTGAGCATCCAGCGACTGCGCGTTTTGGCCATGTTCAGTTGTATCCGGTTCCATTGTTTCAGTTGTTGCCTGTTCACCTGCCATTGCGTCAGATGGTTGTGGTTTTTCTTCTTCTGTTTCACGCTCAGTAACCACCTCGCGGTTAATTTCTTCCAGGATATCTTTTTCCGGCGTATGCCGGGCAGCTGTGAGAGTTTCCTTGCTGGGGTTCTCGTGATCAGTTTCCGTCAAATAGGCGTTGATATACCCCTGAAGGCGTCCCGGGTAGTGATAAAATTCAGGGTGTGCGCTTCGGATAAGTGCAAAAATAGCGGCGCGGGAATAGTCCAGAATACCCGGGGTTGCACGAAGTGCTGCGGACCATTCTTTGAACGGACTTTCTTTGTTCAGGACTACTTCTTTTGCGCGACGATAAACGCTGCCCGGAATTTCATAAATATTAAAATCCATCGGAAGTGTGGCTGCTGCAATCTCCACATCCAGTGTGTCGAGGGTGTGTACTAAATTCGGATTGCGATCGGTTTTGTTCCCACCGCCAGCATTAGCACCGGAAGCCGTGCGGGTGATGCGTGAAACACGATTTCCTTTCATCCACTCTTTTGTCAGCAGACCCCGATCAGTGTAGTCAGCGTCCAGGTATGCTTCGAAAAAAGCAGTTATTAGTCCCAGGTCTGAATTACCAGGATTAGGGAAAACTTTGTCAGTGTCACGAACCAGTTTGTGGAGGTCGCGAATCTCCAGCGAGTCGAGCAGACTGGTTTTATGCGAAATAGCCAGGGCAGTAACAGCCGGTAGTTCTTCAGCCCGTGCAATGTGTAATGCCTGGAGTTCGTCGCGTGAAACGTGCGTTACTGGTTTTTCGCTGCCGTGTTGAGCAAGCCAACGAATGGGCAGTTCCTGACCGGAGACAGGCAGAAGCATGCTCTCCTCAATCTCAGCCATGTCTTCGCCGTTGATGTTGGTATTGTCAGTGCTGGCTGGTTTGTCCTGAACAGAGGGGGAAGGGCCGATAAATGTCATTGTGATGCCATCTTTCCCGCCTTTTTCATAGCGGTTGCAGAATTCAGTATCAAACACGCCTTCTGGCGGAAGGTCGTCAACAACGGGCAAATTGACGCGGACGGGTTTTTTAAAGTCGTCTTCATCATAATCGTTGTCATCCATTGCGGTAATGCAGCGGGAGATTGCAACAGATAATTTTTTTGCTGTAGTCCAGTAAAAACCACCTTTAATTCCTAGGCGTTTTCTTACTTTGTCATTTTTTGCTTCGCAATATAGTGCAAATTCTTCTTTATCAGTGCTCATTATTGGTAAACCTCATCACAGATTTAAGGGTGAACAAATCTCTGCCATTGCTGACATATAAGAATGAAACTGGATATTTATTACGGTGCTGTTTTAAAGACCTGCCGGGATTTCGTTATTATCCTGGTGAATAACTTTATCGACCGGATAACAGTTGCCTGGAATTTTCTGTTCGGTTGCTGCTGCCATACATTCCTGCATTGTTCTGTGAACACTGACTGCAATATCAACTGGCTCTCCGGAAACAAGAAAAACCGTCAGAATAAGTGCAAATACTGGATTCATTGTGCACATCCTTTTGGCATCAGACGTAAACGGGCCAGCATTGAAACAATGCATACTTTATTTAATAACTCCCGTTCGTGTTTTCTTTTGTTAATGGCATCTTCAGTAAATACAGGATTACTGATAGTGACACCAATTTCAAAACAACCTTCAGACGTATTAACGTTTGGTAATAACGTTTTCATTATCGCGCCCTCAACAATGAGTTTTGTGATGCGGTGCCTGGTGCCTCCAGGTGACGTTAACCAGTTAACAATTAACGCCGGATACAGAGAATCCACCCATAACACTGTTTTTGGTTTTAACTGTTCCGCGTGCGCTTAGCCGCATTCACCGCATCACAAAATTCACTTTAAAAAGGGCGGCAGAGCAGTCACGGAGTAAAACTGATACCGCCAAACGTCACCAGAAAATTGATAACAGAGGGCGTTGCAGCGGGGTTGTCACTTAAGCGTATGGTCAACCTGACAACCAGGTGTCCTCAACGGGGAAGGAATAACCCCGCCATACTTACCGCCGCGCCATTTCGCGGAGTGCCACAACCGGAAGCGCACGGCCGACGAAAATTTAACGACAGGCTATCTATGAACCAGCTACCTCGCCGTGCGCTTTCGCGTTATGGTCTGACTTTTCATGGAAATATCCTTTCAGTAAACTGTCAGTGCCGGATGCTCACCCGTGTCCGGCGCACGCACTCCACCTCACCCGTGGAGAACTCCTTAATTACCAACCTTAGCTTCGTTGGTTAGCTATTAACGCGGGTATGTAATCATTCTGGCAATGCTTAATGCCGCTGCTTTTTCCAGCCTGGTGATATCCTGCTCCAGAGCGGACAGATTTTCAGCCTGCTTAGCCCTGGCTTCATTGGCCCATTTCAGATCCTGCGCTGCATTAATTTTCTGGCGCATCCACTCATAAAGTTCATCATCGGTATAATCTGGCGCGATGATGACGGGTTCTCGTTTCTGCATACTGATTCCTCGCGGTGTTGCTTCGCTTATCAGCCGTTAGATTTTGCCGAGCTGGAAAGCGCCTGTTTAAACTCACTGAAGCTGAGAGCTTCTTCGCCTTCGGCAAGGCCTTCGAAGTATTCTTCGTAAGCCTTTTCCATGATTGTGTCGAAATCCATATCACCCACCTGAATTTCTTTCCAGCCAGCGACGCGCTCCAGATTCGGTTTTAAACGTTTTGCTTTTGGTATACGTCATTGCGGTGAACGTACCGTCCTGGTTGGGGAACACGCCACATACCAGAGATTCGCTGTTGCCAAGATTGATAGTATCCATGCTGACCTCATTTCCCCTTAACGCCGGGGTAGCGGAACAAAAACCTGCTGCATAGTTATTAAAGTTGAACCCTGCCGTCATGTTCTTACGCCTCGGGCTGGCTACTTAACCCCTGACCACTGCCTGGTAACTCGAAGTATTGCCCTGCATTCTGTGGGGCGGGGTGGGTGGCAGGCATATAATGTACTTTGCGTTCATTGTTGTAAAGTACTTTTAGTACATTCTGTGTGTAAAAAAATGAGATGGGATAAAGTGAAGCACAAACCCGGAGGAAGGCGCTACCGGATTTATGCTGGTTTAAGAGGCTTTTTGTTTTTTCTTTCGTGCTAACTCTTCGTAAATTGCATTGTACTTCTGTTTTTTCTCTTCAAGAGTTTTTAAAAGTTCATCTGTCTCACTGTCAGGGAGCTCGTCCAGAAGGTCAATGATGATTTTTTGTCTTGGATTTAACTCCTGATAGAAACGTACCTGTCCACTTTCTTCTGTATCCTCTCCCAAAAGATAGGTTGGTGTTGTTCCTATTAGTGTTGCTAATTCCCTTAATTTCTCCCGGCGAGGAATTGTTTCGCCATTAAACCATTTGCTAACCGCTTTTGGTGTTAATTTCATTCGACGGGCAATTTCTGCCTGCCTTCCATGTTGTTCATAACCAGCGTTTTCACAGGCTAGCGCAAGCCTACTGGCGAACTCTTTACGCGCTTTATCTTCATGAACCATAAGTTCAATGATATTCGCTCTTGAATGTACTGTCAGTTCTGTTATAGCATGTACTCAAAGTTCACATTGTGAGGGTGATATGAACCAGAAAACACTTGAAGATGTAATCAAAACTGTTCGCGTTGCTGTTGTGGCCGACGTTTGTGGTGTCAGCCAAAGAGCAATCTATAAATGGATGGATAACGGAAAATTGCCTCGCACAGAATATACCGGCGAAACAAATTACGCTGAAAAAATCGCTCTTGCATCAAACGGATTATTTTCTGCCGATGCAATTTTAACTATTGGCAGGAATAAAACTACTACGAAAAAGCTGATGGGAGTTGATTCATGAAAATCAAGCATGAACACATCCGCATGGCGATGAATGCCTGGGCGCATCCGGACGGCGAAAAAGTACCGGCTGCGAAAATTACCAAAGCGTATTTCGAGCTGGGAATGACGTTCCCGGAACTGTATGACGACAGCCATCCGGAAGCCTTGGCTCGCAATACCCAGAAAATTTTCCGCTGGGTAGAGAAAGACACCCCTGATGCAGTTGAAAAAATTCAGGCGTTGTTACCAGCGATCGAAAAGGCAATGCCACCTTTGCTGGTGGCCAGAATGCGCAGCCACAGTTCAGCTTATTTTCGGGAGCTGGTGGAGACGCGGGAGCGATTGGTGAGAGACGCTGATGATTTTGTCGCAGTGGCAATCGCCGGTTTCAATCAGATGAACCGTGGTGGCCCGGCAGGAAATGCTGTGGCAGTACATTGACTGACAATAGCCATATCGAATCGCTTCCGGCAACTCGTGAGTAAAAAGATTCGGTATCAGAAGAGGTGAGTATGGCTAACGCCTGGCTCAGATTATGGCATGACATGCCAAATGACCCTAAGTGGCGAACAATTGCCAGGGTGTCAGGGCAGCCAATTGCAACAGTGATGGCAGTGTATATCCACCTCCTGGTGAGCGCGTCACGAAATGTCACGCGAGGTCACATTGATGTCACGACAGAAGATTTGGCAAGTGCGCTCGACGTGACAGAAGAGGTAATTGATTCAATTTTGCAGACGATGCAGGGGCGGGTACTTGATGGTGATTTAATCACTGGATGGGAAAAACGCCAGGTGCTTAAAGAGGACAACGGCAATATTTCGCAAACCGCAAAATCTCCTGCAGAGCGCAAGAGGGCGCAGCGAGAGAGGGAAAGAAAGCAGGAACAAAATGGCGATTGTCACGGCGCGTCACGAAATGTCACGCACATGTCACGACGAGTCACGACAGATAAAGATACAGATAAAGATACAGATCAAGAAGATCAAAACACTATGGTCCATGGCGTAAAAAACGCCACGAACCAGGCAGGGGATGTTCAGACCGTCAATCCTGGTCAGCCAGCAGGCACGACACCGGAAGCCGATTCAGCGTATGCGCTGAAAGCCGATTCGGGCGCTGTGCAGCAGGTGATGACCGCAAGGCCGGAGCAATCACACCAACTGCAGCAGCCTGAAGCCGATTCCGCCATTCAGCGGGAAGCCGATCGGGTAGTCCCGGAAAACACCGGGCAGCCTGTGGGACGAGTAGATTATCCGGATGTGTTCGAACAGGTCTGGCGGGAATACCCGTTGCGTGCTGGGGCAAACCCGAAGAAATCCGCTTTCAGTGCCTGGAAGGCCAGATTACGCGAGGGGGTGCCACCAGAGGCCATGCTGGATGGTGTGAGGCGTTACGCAAGATACCTGGCGGCTACCGGGAAAACGGGAACGGAATTTGTTCAGCGAGCGACGACGTTTTTTGGACCGGACCGGAATTTTGAGAACCCTTGGTTGCTCCCGGTAAGCGGCACGAACAACCAGCGTTGTGTGAATCATATTTCTGAACCGGATAACGAAATTCCGCCGGGCTTCAGGGGGTAAGTGTTAATTTCTGGTCATGAGGTAATTTTCAGGAGGGCTTGTGGCAAAAGTATTTACACAAGAAGAGCGGGAAAAAATTAAGAGGCAGGTTGTTGAACTCGTGCGCCTGAGCGGGCGCGAGACGTTACGACAACTGGAAGCGAAAACAGGTGCGACAAGATATCTGATGAGTGTTCTCGCCAGAGAGCTGGTTGCCAGTGGCGATGTATACAATTCTGGCTACGGGTTATTCCCGTCTGAACAGGCGCGTAAGGACTGGCAAAATGCCCGCAAAAAACTCTCAAGGGCAAAGGTGAAGAAACCTGCAGTGGTTGATCCGGACCTTATCTGGTCGTTACCAGACGGCGAAATACGCCGCTACGACAGGCGCCTGAATATAATCTGTCGCGAGTGCCGGAAGAGCGAAGCTATGCAGCGTGTACTGGCATTTTATCAAGGAAATGTTAGGTATTTTAGACGTTACTAGATTAAAGAGCATTAGTTCAGATGTGAATTGACATTTTCATGGCGCAGGGTAGAGCCAGCGTGGTTGTCCGCTTTGCGTCAAAACCAGATATTACCAGATTTAGACATATATTCCCGATAGCCCTGCTCTGATGCTACACTCTGTGCTATTTTCATGACCCCAATAAAAATATTTATGACTATTGCTGATTTCAAACGGCCTAAATTGGAGCTCCCAAACGGGGCAAACAAACTACTACTGCACTCTTGCTGTGCTCCATGTTCCGGTGAAGTGATGGAGGCGCTTCAGGCCTCGGGAATCGACTACACCATCTTTTTCTACAACCCGAACATTCATCCTCAGAAAGAGTATTTAATTCGTAAGGATGAAAATATTCGCTTTGCTGAACAACACGGCGTGCCGTTTATCGATGCTGATTACGACACCGACAACTGGTTTGAACGTGCCAAAGGAATGGAATGGGAGCCTGAGAGGGGGATCCGTTGTACCATGTGTTTTGACATGCGTTTTGAGCGGACAGCGTTGTACGCTGCTGAAAATGGTTTCAGTGTGATCAGCAGTTCACTGGGCATTTCACGCTGGAAAAATATGCAGCAGGTTAACGAGTGTGGGCGGCGAGCTGTTGCGCATTATCCGGGTATGGTGTACTGGGATTATAACTGGCGCAAGCAGGGCGGCTCGTCCCGTATGATTGAAATCAGCAAGCGCGAAAAATTCTATCAGCAGGAATATTGTGGCTGTGTGTATTCTCTGCGCGATACCAATCTACACCGCAAATCTCAGGGACGCCCTCTTATCAAAATTGGCCAACTCCACTACGGAAAAGAAGAGAAGGAGTGATTTTATGGATCACCTTTCTGATTGATTTCATATTGGCGAGGTGACGTGAGTTAAGTAGAATGGCTGCGGGTGCTTGAGGCTATCTGTCTCAGGCATGAACACTGAAAGGCAGATAGAGAAAAGCCCCAGTTAACATTACGCGTCCGGCAAGACGCTTAACATTAATCTGAGGCTCAATCTATGAACGGCAAATCTAGGTTAGCCTCTTACGTGCCGAAAGGCAAGGAGAAGCAGGCTATGAAGCAGCAAAAGGCGATGTTAATCGCCCTGATCGTCATCTGTTTAACCGTCATTGTGACGGCACTGGTAACGAGGAAAGACCTCTGCGAGGTACGAATCCGAACCGGCCAGACGGAGGTCGCTGTCTTCACAGCTTACGAACCTGAGGAGTAAGAGACCTGGCGAGGGAGAAATCCCTCGCCACCTCTGATGAGTCAGGCATCCTCAACGCACCCGCACTTAACCCGCTTCGGCGGGTTTTGTTTTTTCCTGGCATTCTGGTTTACAATTCGCACGTCAGCCTGAACACCTGACACCTGCTGCGCCAGCAGAGAAAACAGATGGCGCACAAAACCAAATTTCACAATTCTGATACCGACCTTGCCATCCGGCATGAGCGGCGTTCACACGCATTTAAAACCGACTGGTACCAACACCCACCATGTACTGAAGAACAGGCCGAATGGCTAATTCATAACTACAGCAGACGCGGATACGAGATTAAGAAAGCCCTCAGCCTCGATTATCGTCACTGGATAATCTATGTCAGGCTCCCTTATTCCGAACGCCCACCGCGCCCATCCCGCACATACCAGCAACGGATCTGGAGGTAACGTGCGGATATTACTTCGACCTGTTCTGGTACCGGAACTCGGGCTTGTGGTCCTTAGGCCGGGCTGTGAATCCATGCAAGTATTTCATAACCCTCGAGTGCTGGTGGAGCCTGAACCGAAAAGCATGCGTAATCTGCCGTCCGGGGTCGTTCCTGCCGTTCGCCAGCCGCTGGTGGAAGACAAAACATTGCTGCCGTTTTTCAGTAACGCACGGGTGATTCGTGCTGCTGGTGGTGCTGGTGCATTGTCTGACTGGCTGTTGCGCCATATTAAATCCTGCCAGTGGCCACACGGCGATTATCATCACAGCGAAACCGTCATTCACCGTTATGGTACCGGCGCAATGGTGTTGTGCTGGCACTGCGACAACCAGTTGCGTGACCAGACATCCGAATCACTCGAGCAACTTGCTCATCAAAACCTGTCAGCATGGATGATTGACGTCATCGGTCACGCAATAAGCGGTACGCAGGAGCGTGAATTATCTCTGGCTGAATTATCCTGGTGGGCGGTCCGCAATCAGGTGGCGGACGCGCTACCGGAAGCGGTATTACGTCGTTCGCTGGGGTTGCGTGCGGAAAAAATCCGCTCAATGTACCGTGAAAGCGACATCGTACCGGGAGAGCAGACCGCCACCAGCATACTGAAACAGCGCACAAAAAATCTTGCGCCGCTGCCTCACGCCCACCAGCAACAGAACCCACCACAGGAAAAGACGGTGGTCAGCATTGCCGTTGATCCTGAGTCTCCGGAATCTTTCATGAAACGACCTAAACGTCGCCGCTGGGTTAACGAGAAATACACACGCTGGGTGAAGACACAGCCGTGTGCGTGTTGTGGTAAGCCAGCCGACGATCCCCATCACCTGATTGGTCATGGTCAGGGCGGAATGGGGACAAAATCTCACGATATTTTCACGCTACCGCTGTGTCGGGAGCATCACAACGAGCTTCATGCGGATCCTCTGGCGTTCGAAGAAAAGCATGGTTCTCAGGTTGATTTAATTTTTCGTTTTCTTGATCACGCCTTTGCAACTGGCGTGCTTGGGTAAAAGAGGTGACTGATGCTCATAGATTTGGTTTTACCTTACCCGCCGACGGTGAACACTTACTGGCGACGCCGTGGCAGCACATATTTTATCTCGGAGGAGGGAAAGCGTTATCGCCGGGCTGTGGCGCTTATTGTTCGCCAGCAGCGGCTGAAATTAAGCCTGTCCGGAAGGCTGGCGATAAAGGTGATTGCAGAGCCACCGGATAAGCGTCGTCGCGACCTGGACAATATCCTGAAAGCACCGCTGGATGCGCTGACGCATGCGGGAGTGTTAATGGACGATGAGCAGTTTGATGAAATCAATATCGTTCGTGGTCAGCCAGTATCTGGTGGACGTCTGGGGGTGAAGATTTACCCCATAATGCATTAAGAGCAGGTCAAAAAATGAAACTGGAAGATTTACCGAAATACTACTCCCCAAAATCCCCTGGCCTGACCGATGCATCGGCCTCAACGTCAAAAGATGCGCTGAGTATCACTGATGTGATGGCCGCGCAGGGCATGACACAGAATCGGGCTGAGATGGGTTTTTCTGCGTTCCTGGGGAAAATGGGCATCAGTATGAATGACAGGGCGCGGGCAACAGAATTACTGGCAGATTATGCACTCAGTCGGTGCGATCGTGTGGCGGCGTTGAGAAAACTTCCGGCAGAAATAAAACCGGTAGTGATGCGCATTATGGCTTCGTACGCTTTTGAGGATTATGCCCGCAGCGCAGCGAGTAAAAAGCAGTGCCCTTGTTGCTATGGGGAAAAATTTATTGAAAGCATAGTTTTTACAAACAAGGTCCAGTATCCGGATGGTAAGCCGCCGGTATGGGCAAAGTGTACGAAAGGTGTGTATCCGTCTTACTGGGAAGAATGGAAAAAAGTCAGGGAGGTGGTAAAAGTTGCGTGTCCGGAGTGTGGCGGAAAGGGTGAGGTTTCCACCGCCTGTAAGGATTGCCGTGGGCGTGGTGTCGCCATTCATCGTGAAGAGTCGGTAAAACGTGGTATGCCTGTTATCAGAGACTGCCAGCGTTGTGGTGGTCGTGGCTATGAAAGACTACCATCAACGGAGGCATTTAATGCCATACGCAAAGTGACGAGTGCTATCACGCTTGATACGTGGAAAAAATCAGTGAAACGCTTTTACGATACGTTGGTGGTTCGGTTTGACATTGAAGAGGCATGGGCGGAGCGGCAGTTAAAGAGGGTAACGCGATAGTATCGTTGATTTTTCCCGAATCTGTGTTAAATTCGCCCTAACGATGGGCGTTTTATGCCTGACGTTAGAGGAATTTTTACAGCCCGCCTCCGAGTGGGCTTTTGTTGATCGTAAAAACAGTATGTATGGTATCTAACAATAGGTGATTCCTGCTTTGATGCAGGATGTGGATATGATACTGTATGTTTGTACACTATCAATATGATCAAATAACCAGTAACCACTTTAAATGAATTGGTATTAAATTAGACTCTTCCCTACTTCATTTGGATAAGAGTTTATGGTTTCTGAAACTGTAACGATTACGTTCTATAAAATTCAAAAATGTGGTTACTACCGTTACGGTGTTGTAAGCCCTGCATTTGGTGGTTGTGACGAGTTGCTCACAGATCTTGCTTTATGGGCAGAAGGGAAAAAACTCAAACAGACAAAGACATATGAAGCAAATGATGAGGTTTTACCTGCTTATCTTCTGGATATGAAACGTGCTGGTGACAATGTGGTTTTGTTGCTCTGGAATGAGGTTCCTTCTACAGATCAAAGTGTTCCATCGGTTCAGGAAGATACAGAATTTGGTACGGACCCAACAGTAATACTTAATTCAATCCAGAAGGGAAGTATTCCTGGTTTTGCTACTTACTTTTGGTTTATTCCATCCATGGATTTAGTGGCTAGCATCAAGTTTAACCATGCTTTGACGGGACAGAAGGCGATGCAATGCTATCTCTATCATTTTTTAAAACAGTCATCAAGCCACGTTGTGGCGGAAAGTGTGGAGAAGGAAGATGGCACGCATGAGGTGGTTATCAAGGGCTATAAAATTAACCCAACAGATGATGTGCTGCCAAAGAAAAAACACTATCCACAGTTCGTAGCTGGTTTAGTAAGAAATCCTGGTAAACATGAAGTTATTAGGCAGAATGCTAATATTGTTTCTAAAATTGAAAAGGTTGTTGAACTTGATGTGTCAAAACCTGACGAGTTTAGCCTGTGGCAAAAACTATTGATTAATATGAATATTAGCCATCCACAAACTGCAAATACCTCAACAAAAATTAAATATGAACTTTCTCCGAATGTTGATATTGATGACATCGAGGGGATGATTGATGATTGGAATAAACATAGCGATACAAACTCTTGTGATTATGGTTTTGTATTTAAAGGAGATCCAACGACATATTGGCTCAGTCGTTCATTAGCACGAACCAAATTCCACTTGAATTTGGAGCGACAGGACGCCGAGTTTGTGTCCTCGGAATCTCTTCTTTCTGAACTTGTAGGCAAAAGGGAGCTCATATTACGCGAGGCGGGAATGTAGATGAAAATCTTAGGTGGAATTTTTCTTATGGTCGTTCTGATTTTTTCTGCCTATTTTGGGAAGAATGTTCCCTTCTCATCCCAGTGGCCTCTTTATGAGGCCCTGCGAACTACAGCATCCATTATCTTTGCAGTTGTGGGAGCTTGGTTTGCGATAATCTATCCTGAACGATTAAAAAAATCATTTAGAGGTGGCAGTTCAGCGAGTGAATCTAATGGCAGTGGGATTACAAGGTTATTTACACCAATTGTACATTCTACTGCTATTTTAGCATCAGTTTTAATTATTGGCGTTGTTGCGCCATTAGTAAAACAGATACCGTTTTTTATAGATCACAAGGACATTTTTAGGGGCGCGTCATATGCCATTTTGGTTTTTTTAACTTTATGGCAACTGTTGACAGTAATTTATAGTCTCATTGGTCCTGATATGGTTAAAAGACATAACTCGTTCCAAGAGAGAGAGAAAGATGCTGCTAATTCTATATTACCTGTCAATAAACGCAAATAACATTTAAGTTAGTAAATTCGTTTCTTGAGTCGAGTCGCCATGTTGATGGTTTTTTATTTATTATAACGAATAACGGGTTCTTTTGATCATTTTATCCGCCGTACTAGGCGGTTTTTTTATTCAGAATTTTGTTTCTTTATGGCTCGCTACGGCGGGCCTTTTTCATATCCGCGCCACGTCCGGCGTACATCGCATCAGATAACACCACACAAAAGGCATCTGCGGGTGTCTTTGACGGGGTGTTTTTTACGGGCCGCTGGTGGCCCTTTTTTATTTACAGGAGAAAAAAGTATGTCTGAACCCTTATCCGGTTCCGGCACGGCTGCGGCGCTCGGTGGGGCGACGGTATTCGGGCTGTTTACCGGAACGGATTTCGGGATTGTGTTTGGTGCGTTTGCGGGAGCGTTGTTTGTGGCAACAATGCCGCAGGCGCTTTCAGCCTGGCGTGTGGCGGCGCATTTTCTTGTGTCGTTTATTATCGGTGTGCTGGGTGCAGAGGTTCTGGCATCCTGGCTGGTAAAGCATACAGAGTTTGACGGTGCGCCTGTCGACGCACTGTGTGCAGTGCTGGTGTCAGTGGTGTCGGTGAAGATTCTCTCGTTCATCCACCAGCAGGATATTGCATCACTGGTGTCCGGTCTGTTCTCCCGCCTGCGGGGCGGAGGAGGCGGCAATGTTAAGTAACCTTCCCGGATTGCTGAATGTGGCGTTATGCACGGTTATCGTGCTGACGCTCTTTTTTTATCGTCGTCGTGACTCCAGACACAAACCATTGATGTCATGGCTGGCCTGGCTGCTGATGCTGTTGTATGCCTTTGCGCCCCTCAGCTATCTGTGTGGTCGCCCGTTAGCAACGGGCTGGCTGGAAGTGTTTTTTAATCTGCTGTTCTGCGTGCTGGTGATACGCGCGCGCGGGAACGTCACAAAAATTTTTCCATTGTTGAGGTGAATATGTCGGGTAAATTCAGATTTAGTCGTCGCAGCGAAAAGAATCTGGAGGGCGTTAAACCACAGCTGGTTGCTGTAGTTCGCCGTGCGCTGGAGCTGACGGAGGTTGATTTCGGTATTACGGAAGGCCTGCGCAGTAAGTATCGCCAGAAACAGCTGGTCGCGGAAGGGAAAAGCCAGACCATGAACAGCCGCCACCTGACCGGTGATGCAGTGGATGTTGTGGCCTACATTGGCAGCCTGGTGTCATGGGACTGGCCTCTGTACGAGAAAATCGCGCAGGCATTTAAGCAGGCTGCCGCAGAGCTGGGAACTGCCATCGAATGGGGCGGGGACTGGAAAACACTGAAAGACGGACCTCACTTTCAGTTGAAACGCTGATAACCAGGTGTGTTATGAGCAGAAAACACTGGACACACAGAATGCCGCGAACGGCGGCGAAATGGGCACTGGTAGCGATACTGGTGCCTTTTTTATTGGCGGGATGCGTTAGCCTGGATAAGGCACGCCAGTTTTTTGACGCTGCTTCTCAGGCCTGCCAACTGATTGATGGCATCCGGCAGTGTATGCAGCGAGGTTAGATAAAGTGAACTCAATTCATCCTCGCATATTTATTCAGGAGGAAATATGTTTCTTTTCCCAAAGATTTTTAATATTGCTATGAAGTCAAAATTATTAAAAATTCTCAATAAAAAACCTGAGGGCGCAGTTGATAATACGGGAGCGTTTTACTTAAAAGGAAATATTACATACACCAGATAAAGAAAAGGGGGGAGGTTGCTCCCTCCCCGCTCCTGTAAACGATGGATTCAGATTATATCTTTGGGTTGAAATTACTATATAAGCTGGCCTCTTCATTAAGCCCGACGCCTTTTAGATCTGCAATGAATGAATCACGCTGTTCTGGAGGTAGTTTAGCCAATAATATTCCAATCGTAACTTTTAAACGGGAAATTTCTAAAGCTACGTCAGAAATGGTTTCAACCTTTGTTGTTACATTTAAATTTATATTAAAGCTTGTCATTGTCATTCCTTTTGCGGAGCCGTTAGCCAAGGCTCTTATTCATTGTTCACACAGTGTCCGATCACTGGAGGGCTGAGGTTGTATTTTAACAATGGATAAAGCGCATAAAAACCAGGATATTCAACCAGTAAGCGACAAAAGGAGTATTGTCCACAGCATTACAGCAGCCCTTCCGTTGAACTGACCCCATAAAATCGGAAATTGTTTCTGCTGACTCTCCATTTTTATTGGATGGGCGGTTGTGTGGGGGTCATTCACTGGTGCTGAGCATCGAAACGAATGCAAATCGCTGTCGTGAATTGCTTGATGAAACAATGCAGCTTGTCAATGAACATAATCAGCACGCTGTGGCGGCGGGACTGAATGCAATACATGTTATCCCCGAGAGAGAAACGTTTTAATCGCTGGAGAACGAAGTTCCATGCCATCACGAATCCCCCGCGCATGTCGTAAGCGAGGCTGCGCAGGCACAACAACAGACAGTTCGGGCTACTGCGATAAACATTGGGGTGAAGGCTGGGTGCAGCACCAGCGCGGACTGAGCCGCCACCAGCGTGGCTATGGCTCGAAATGGGATGCCATACGTGCGCGCATACTGAAGCGTGATAATCATCTGTGTCAGAACTGCCTGCGCAATGGGAGAGCTGTTGAAGCCAGAACTGTGGACCACATCATTCCGAAAGCTCATGGTGGCACGGATGCAGACAGTAACCTGCAGAGTCTGTGCTGGCCCTGCCATAAAGCAAAAACAGCGCGCGAACGCATCAATTGATAACAGTTCTCATCTGTAGGGGAGGGGCGGGGCAAATCTCTGCCGCCCTGGCTGCTCAGTACCGCCGCCTGACCCTTCCTCACATCGCCGCAGGTTCGAAAACTTTTTTTTGGAAATGTGAACAAACGATTGATAGGTAAGACCGATTATGTCAGGACCTCCGAAAACCCCGCCACGCCTGCATTTGATTCGAGGTAACCCCTCAAAGCGCCCCGTTAAAGACCACAAAAAAACCGCTAAAAAGGATGAAAAAGGTCTTCCTAAAATTCCGCAGCATTTAGGGGCTCAGGGGAAGTACTGGTTCAGGCGAATGGCGGAAGAGCTGAATGCGGAAGGGATCATTTCTCAGCTTGATGCGCGTGCGCTCGAGCTGCTGGTGGAAGCCTACACCGAATATCGGCATCACTGCGAAACACTCGATGTTGAGGGGTATACCTACCGCACGGAAACGCAGAGCGGTGATGTACTGATTAAGGCGCACCCCGCGGCGGCAATGAAAGCGGATGCCTGGAAGCGGATCCGGGCAATGCTTGCAGAGTTTGGTATGTCACCGGCAAGCCGGGCTAAAGTAAATATCGCCGGACCGGATGATGTTGATCCGCTGGCGGAGCTTTTAAAAGCGAGAGACTGATGGCAAAAGTGGCTGACGGGATCCGCTACGCCGAACGTGTTGTTGCAGGAGAAATTGTTGCTGGCGAATTTGTCCGCCTGGCCTGCCAGCGTTTTCTTGATGATCTGAAGTACGGCGAAGAGCGGGGGATTTATTTCAGTGAACCCCGTGCGCAGCACATCCTGAATTTCTACAAATTTGTGCCTCATGTAAAAGGGGCGCTGGCAGGCCAGCCCATTGAGTTGATGGACTGGCATGTATTTATCCTCATTAATATTTTTGGTTTTGTCATTCCGCTGGTCAATGAAGAGACCGGGGAAGTTGTCATGCGCAGCGATGGCAGCGGACGTCCGGTGATGGTGCGCCGGTTCCGGACGGCGTACAACGAAGTCGCCCGTAAAAACGCAAAATCAACTCTGTCATCGGGTATCGGCCTGTATATGACGGGGGCAGATGGTGAAGGCGGAGCTGAGGTGTATTCAGCCGCAACCACGCGTGACCAGGCCAGAATCGTGTTTGAAGACGCCAAAAATATGGTCAGAAAAGCCCGGTCGACACTCGGGCGGTTGTTTGATTTCAACAAGCTGGCGATTTACCAGGAGCAGAGCGCATCAAAATTTGAACCGCTTTCTTCGGATGCAAACAACCTGGATGGTCTGAACATCCACTGCGCCATTATTGATGAGCTGCATGCACATAAAACCCGTGACGTGTGGGACGTTCTGGAAACGGCAACCGGTGCCCGTCTGCAGTCCCTTTTATTTGGTATCACCACGGCAGGGTTTAACAAGGAAGGGATTTGTTACGAGCAGCGTGATTACGCCATCAAGGTATTGCGTGGCTATAACAGCGACGTGGAGGGCGCGGTAAAAGACGACTCCTACTTTGCGATTATTTACACCCTCGATGAGGGAGATGATCCGTTTGATGAAACGGTCTGGCAGAAAGCGAATCCCGGCCTGGGCATCTGTAAACGCTGGGATGATCTGCGTCGCCTGGCGAAAAAAGCGAAAGAACAGGTCTCTGCGCGGGTGAATTTTTTTACCAAACACATGAATGTGTGGGTAACAGCAGAGTCTGCCTGGATGGACATGATTAAGTGGGAGAAGTGCGAATACATTGCCCCACGACATGAGCTGAAAACGTATCCCATGTGGGTCGGCGTTGACCTTGCTCATAAGATTGATATCTGTGCGGCGGCAAAACTCTGGCGAACGGATAACGGGCATGTTCATGCCGATTTTAAATTCTGGCTTCCGGAAGGACGGCTGGAACGATGCTCGCGGCAGCAGGCAGAACTTTACCGGAAGTGGGCGGAGAAGGATAAGCTGATTCTGACGGATGGTGATGTTATCGATCATGCTCAGATAAAAAGTGACTTACTGGAATGGATTGGTGGTGAAAACCTCAGGGAACTGGGATTTGACCCGTGGAGCGCGATGCAGTTCAGCCTGGCACTGGCTGAAGAAGGGATACCGCTGGTGGAGGTTCCGCAGACGGTTCGCAATCTGTCAGAGGCCATGAAGGAAACGGAATCACTGGTCTATGCCGGGCGTTTCCATCACAGCAATCATCCGGTCATGAACTGGATGATGTCTAACGTTACGGTAAAACCGGACAAAAACGACAATATCTTCCCGAATAAATCCACGCTGGAAGCCAAAATCGACGGCCCTGTTGCGATGTTTACAGCAATGAGCCGGATGCTGGTCAATGGTGGTGAACCGGAGCTGGATCTGTCTGAACATCTGATCAGCGTGGGCATCCGCTCGCTTTAACCGAGGTCATTATGTTTCTGATAATTCTCGCGCCACTGGTGGGCGTGCTGGGTGCGCTTTTGCTGGCGTATGGTGCCTGGCTGATTTATCCCCCGGCGGGTTTTGTTGTTGCCGGGGTGCTGTGCCTGTTCTGGTCGTGGCTGGTGGCGCGATATCTCGACCGTACACAGCCGTCTGTCGGCGGAGGTAAATAGTGTTCTTTTCGGGATTATTTCAACGAAAAAGTGACGTGCCGGTGACCACGCCAGCAGAGCTGGCGGATGCCATCGGGTTGTCTTACGACACCTATACCGGAAAGCAGATCAGCAGTCAGCGGGCCATGCGACTGACGGCGGTTTTTTCCTGCGTCAGAGTGCTGGCAGAGTCGGTCGGGATGTTGCCCTGCAATCTGTATCACCTGAACGGCAGCCTGAAACAGAGGGCCACCGGCGAACGTCTGCATAAGCTGATCTCCACGCATCCCAATGGCTATATGACGCCGCAGGAGTTCTGGGAGCTGGTGGTCACCTGTCTGTGCCTGAGGGGGAACTTTTACGCCTACAAAGTGAAAGCATTTGGCGAAGTGGCTGAACTGCTGCCCGTCGATCCCGGTTGTGTGGTACCGAAGCTTAACAGTCGCTGGGAGCCGGTCTATCAGGTCACATTCCCGGACGGTTCCACGGATGTACTGAGCCAGGAAGATATCTGGCATGTGCGCACGCTGACGCTGGACGGTCTGGTGGGGCTGAATCCCATCGCCTATGCCCGCGAGGCAATATCGCTGGCGGCAGCGACCGAAGAGCACGGGGCCAGACTGTTCAGCAATGGTGCGGTGACGTCCGGTGTGTTGCGTACAGAGCAGACGCTGTCAGATCAGGCTTATGAGCGCCTGAAGAAAGATTTTGAGGAGCGTCACACCGGGCTTGGCAATGCTCACCGCCCGATGATCCTTGAGATGGGGCTGGACTGGAAGTCGATGGCGCTGAACGCCGAGGACAGCCAGTTCCTGGAAACCCGCAAGTTTCAGCTTGAAGAAATCTGTCGTCTGTTCCGGGTGCCGTTGCACATGGTGCAGAACACCGATCGCGCCACCTTCAACAATATCGAAGAGCTGGGGCTGGGATTTATCAACTATTCACTGGTGCCGTATCTGACCCGCATCGAACAGCGGATCAACACCGGACTGGTACGAAAAAGTAAGCAGGGCGTTTATTACGCCAAATTTAACGCCGGGGCGTTACTGCGCGGGGATATGAAGTCCCGTTTTGAAGCCTACGCCACCGGGATCAACTGGGGAATTTACTCTCCCAATGACTGCCGCGACCTGGAAGATATGAATCCGCGTCCCGGTGGGGATGTCTATCTCACACCGATGAACATGACCACGAAACCATCCGATGGCAGTAAAGCCGGTAAGCAGAAGGATAACGCCAATGCAGACGAAACAACGTCTTGATGTACCGCTGAGTCTGAAATCTGTCAGTGACTCCGGTGAGTTTGAAGGGTATGGCTCCGTCTTTGGTGTAAAGGACAGCCACGATGATGTGGTGATGTCCGGGGCATTTGCTGCTTCCCTGCGGGCGTGGAGTGACAGAAAAGCGTTACCTGCGCTGCTCTGGCAGCACCGCATGGATGAACCCATCGGTGTTTACACCGAAATGAAGGAAGACGATGTCGGGCTTTACGTCAGGGGACGGTTGCTTATTGATGATGATCCCCTCGCAAAACGCGCACATGCACACATGAAGGCCGGTTCGTTAACCGGCCTTTCTATTGGGTACGTCCTGAAAGACTGGGAATACGACCGGAGCAAAGAAGCCTTTCTGCTGAAAGAAATCGACCTCTGGGAAGTCAGCCTGGTGACGTTCCCGTCTAACGACGAGGCGCGGATCAGCGACGTCAAGAACGCACTGGCCCGCGGGGAAATCCCCGAACAGAAAAAAATCGAAAGAGTCCTGCGTGATGTCGGACTCTCCCGTACCCAGGCCAAAGCATTCATGGCCGGGGGCTATGGCGCACTGTCCCTGCGCGACGCTGAGGATGTGGGCTCTGCACTGAATGCACTGAAAAATCTAAACTTCTAATCAGGAGAAATACGATGGCGGTTGATATTAAAGATGTCGAACAGGTCGCGCAGGAGCTGCAGCAGAAGTTTGACGACTTCAAAGCAAAGAACGACAAGCGCGTGGATGCGATTGAGCAGGAAAAAGGCAAACTTGCCGGGCAGGTGGAAACCCTGAACGGGAAACTCAGCGAGCTGGAAAACCTCAAAAGCGATCTTGAAAAAGAGCTGCTTGAGCTGAAACGTCCGGCAGGTGGTGCGCAAAATAAACTGGCCACCGAGCATAAAGAAGCGTTTGTGGGCTTCCTGCGTAAAGGCCGTGAAGACGGTCTGCGCGATCTGGAGCGCAAGGCATTACAGGTGGGCACCGATGAAGACGGCGGCTATGCCGTGCCGGAAGCACTGGATCGCAACATTCTCACCCTGCTGAAAGATGAAGTGGTGATGCGCCAGGAAGCCACGGTGATCAGCGTTGGTGGTTCCGACTACAAAAAACTGGTGAATCTGGGCGGCACGGCTTCCGGATGGGTTGGCGAGACTGACGCGCGCTCCAAGACTGCCACCTCAAAACTGGGCCTGATTGAACCTTTCATGGGGGAAATCTACGGTAACCCGCAGGCCACCCAGAAAATGCTGGATGATGCCTTTTTCAACGTGGAAGCATGGATCAACAGCGAGCTGGCAACCGAATTTGCCGAACAGGAAGAAATTGCCTTTACCACCGGCGATGGTACCAAGAAGCCGAAAGGGTTCCTGGCGTATGAGTCCACGGATGAAACAGACAAGGTCCGGGCGTTCGGCAAACTTCAGCATATTGTATCCGGCGAAGCGACGGCGGTGACCGCAGATGCCATTATCAAACTGATTTACACGCTGCGTAAGGCACACCGCACTGGCGCGAAGTTCATGATGAACAACAACAGTCTGTTTGCCATCCGTCTGCTGAAAGACAGTGAGGGTAACTATCTGTGGCGTCCTGGGCTGGAGCTGGGGCAGCCGTCCTCTCTGGCGGGTTACGCTATCGCTGAAAACGAACAGATGCCGGATATTGCCGCTGATGCGAAAGCCATTGCATTTGGTAACTTCAAACGGGGTTACACCATCGTTGACCGTATCGGTACCCGCATTCTGCGTGACCCGTACACCAATAAACCGTTTGTCGGTTTTTATACCACCAAGCGCACCGGCGGCATGCTGGTCGATTCGCAGGCCATCAAACTGCTGAAGATTGCAGCGGCGTAATCATTCAGGGGGCGCAGAAGTGCGCCCCCTGTTCTGACAGGTGAAAGAATCATGATCCTGAAACAAGATCTGAAATGGTCACCGGACGGTATGCGTGTTGAGATTATTCGGGCCGGTGAGTATGAAGATAAAGAATTACCCGAACGGGTACGCGAAATTGCCACTGCAGCTGGGATTGTCTCTGATAAGAGAACACCTGTTGCGCGGGGGGCTGATAAGTCTAAAAAACAGCATTCATAGAGGTTGCCCAAATGATGCCCACTCTGGAAGAGCTTCGTGTTCAGTGCCGGATTGATGATGACAATGAACAGGAGAATTCTCTTCTTATGATGTATCTGGCTGCTGCCAGGGAAGAGGCTGAAAAGTTTTTAAACCGGACGCTTTACGATGAAACTGTTTCTGAGCAGGATACGACCGGGCTTGTAATAACACCTCTGATAAAACTGCGTCTTATGCAACTGGTTGGCTACTGGTACGAGAACAGGGAAATGCAGGATGCAGTGCCTGATTTTTTCTATACCGGACTGCGGATGTATCGATTTCATCCCGGAACATAGGAGGACTCATGCAGGCAGGAAGATTACGTGATCGTGTGGTTATTCTGAATGCCACCACCGTTCGGTCTCCGTCAGGGCACCCTGTGGAAACAATGACGGAGGGGGCAACCATATGGGCAGAAGTTAAGGGGATCAGTGGCAGGGAGAGAATATCCGGAGGCGCAGAAACTGCTCAGGCTACAGTGAGGGTCTGGATGAGATTCCGGCGAGATGTAACAGCAACTTCATGTCTGAAAGTGCTGACTGGTGCATTCAAAGGCGCGATTCTGAGTATAGACGGTCCGCCGATACCGGATGCTCGTGCCACACGGCTTGAGATACTCTGTTCTCAGAAGGGGAATGTGTGATGGATTTCAGTCTTGATTTTTCAGGTCTGGCGGATATTGCACGGGATCTGGAGACGCTCAGCAGGGCAGAAAACAATAAGGTACTGCGCGATGCCACCCGTGCCGGTGCTGAAGTTATGCGGGATGCAGTTGTTGAACGTGCGCCGGAGCGAACCGGGAAACTGAAGAAAAATGTGGTTGTTCTCACTCAGCGTTCAAAGCGTCGGGGGGAAATTATCTCGGGTGTCCACATTCGTGGACGGAACCTGCGAACCGGAAACAGTGATAACAGCATGAAAGCCAGTGATCCCCGAAATGCGTTTTACTGGCGCTTTGTGGAGCTGGGAACGATAAACATGCCCGCGCATCCGTTCATTCGCCCGGCTTTCGATACGACAGAGGAACTGGCAGCACAGATTGCCATACAGCGAATGAATCAGGCTATTGATGAGGTCTTAAGTAAATGAGAGAGACCACACTGTATTCCCTGCTGTCTCAACTGGCCGGAGGACAGGTTTATCCTTATGTGGTCCCGCTGACGGAGGGAAAGCCTGCGGTATCTCCGCCATGGCTGGTATTTTCTGTGGTGTCTGACACTGCGTCTGATGTGCTTGATGGTCAGGCTGAATCCAGAATTACCGTGCAGATCGATGTCTGGGCAACAGTACCTGATGACGCAGATGATATCCGTGAGCAGGCGCTTGATGCGGTAAGGCAACTTGCACCCTCCGTTATTTCTAAAACTCAGGGTTATGATCCTGATTCCCGTCTGAGCAGAGCCACGCTTGAATTTCAGGTAATAGCCTGAGGTCGTTAATGATTTTACCCACCCGCCGCTGGCGGGTTTTTTATTTTCAGGAGACGAGTATGTCCTCTAATTTTGAGCGTTCGCAACTGACGAAAATTATGATTTCGTCTGCACCGGTAACAGCAGAAACCCTGGATTCTGCCAGCTATCTTGGCCTGAGCTGTACAATCAAAGAGGTGCAGTTTACCGCAGGACAAAAGCAGGATATTGATGTCACCACGCTGTGTTCTGTTGAGCAGGAAAATATTAACGGCCTTGGTGCCGCGTCAGAGATTTCCATGTCAGGCAACTTTTACCTCAATGCTGCCCAGAACGCGTTGCGCAGTGCCTATGACAATGACACCACGTATGGCTTTAAAGTTATTTTTCCGTCAGGCAACGGATTTACCTTTATGGCAGAGGTGCGTCAGCATACCTGGTCTGCAGGAACTAATGGTGTTGTGGCTGCAACGTTTTCCCTGCGCCTGAAAGGTAAACCTGTGCTGACGACAGAGCCGCTGAAAGTGAAGGTCGATTTAAACAGCACGCTGCAGGTTTCTGCCGGAGCGAAACTCGAAATGGTGGTTGAGGCTGCCGGTGGTGTGCCGCCTTATTCTTATGTCTGGAAGAAAGGTAGTTCTCCTGTTTCCGGACAGACGGCGGCAACATTCAGTAAGGCATCAGCAGCATCAGGTGATGCCGGTGCGTATACCTGCGAGATTTCTGATTCAGCAAGCCCTGTTAACAAGGTGACCTCCACTTCCTGCACTGTTACCGTCAGTTAATGAGGATAGATGTGATGACTAAAAATATCCGCAATCTGGCACTGGCAACGATGTCGGGGTTTCGCCATAAAACTGTTGATGTGCCTGAATGGGAAGGGGCAACGGTTGTATTACGGGAACCTTCTGCAGAAGCCTGGTTGCGCTGGCAGGAGATCGTTAAAGCAAAAGATGATGAGACACCGTTATCCGTTGCGGAGCGCGCCCGCCGAAATCTGGAGGCAGATGTTGAACTGTTCATTGATGTTCTGTGTGATACCGGACTGCAACCTGTATTTTCAGAGGATGATCGTGAACAGGTGATTGCCGTGTATGGCCCGGTGCATGCGCGGCTTCTTCGGCAGTCTCTGGAACTGATCAGTGATGCCGGCGAGGTTAAAAAAAAGTAGAGCTTCCGGGGATGCGTTTTCTGATGATGCTGGCGCTCAGGATCGGGCGCACATTGTCAGAGTTACGCCGGGAAATGTCCGCATCAGAAATCATGATGTGGGCAGAATTTGACAGGTTCAGCCCGCTGGGTGACGAGCGGGCTGATATCCGGGCTGCCCAGATAGTTTCTGCGGTTTACGGTGCGCAGGGTGTCAAAGTCCCACTGAATGATGCGCTTCTTCAGTGGGAACAAGAGCAGACAGAAGGCGTCTCAGATCCATTTGCCGGACTGGAAAACGCGCTTTTAATAGTGTCTCAGTGAGTCAACATAACCGCTTCGGCGGTTTTTTTCGTCCGGAGAATGAGTGTGGCGACATTACGTGAACTGATTATTAAAATCTCGGCAAATTCCCGGTCATTCCAGTCAGAGATCTCCCGGGCTTCGCGTATGGGGCAGGATTACTACCGTACCATGCAGAACGGAGGCCGGCAGTCCGCTGCTGCATCCCGTGAAATGCGGCGTGCACTGGCAGAAGTGACGGATCAGATAAATACAGCTAAATCTTCGGCACTGAATATGGCGGGGGCATTTGCCGGAGCTTTTGCTACCGGTCATCTTATTTCTCTCGCCGATGAGTGGAATTCAGTAAATGCCCGTCTGAAGCAGGCTTCACAGTCCAGTGATGATTTTCAGGTATCACAACGTGAATTAATGGCAATCAGCCAGAGAACGGGAACGGCGTTTTCTGATAACGCCAGCCTTTTTGCCCGCTCTGCAGCTTCCATGCGGGAGTATGGCTACAGTTCTGAGGAGGTACTGAAAGTCACCGAGGCGATCTCCACGGGCCTGAAATTATCCGGTGCCAGTACAGCAGAAGCCAGTTCGGTGATCACGCAGTTCAGTCAGGCACTGGCGCAGGGAGTGCTGCGCGGTGAAGAATTTAACTCTGTGAATGAGAACGGCGATCGTGTTATTCGTGCGCTGGCTGCGGGAATGGGTGTTGCCCGTAAGGATCTGAAGGCCATGGCGGATAACGGAAAACTGACCGCCGATAAGGTTGTTCCTGCACTGATTAGTCAGCTTGGGGCGTTGCGTGATGAATATGCAGCAATGCCTGATACTGTTTCATCCTCTGCAACCAAAGTTGAAAACGCCTTTATGGCCTGGGTTGGTGGTGCGAACGAGGCAAGCGGAGTGACAAAGACACTCACCGGGGTGTTGAATGGTGTTGCAGACAATATTGATACCGTGGCTGCTGCAGCTGGCGCACTGGTTGCCGTCGGGGTAGCCCGATATTTTGGCAATATGGCGTCGTCTGCTGGATCTGCAACTGCCGGATTAATTACTGCAGCCAGAAACGAAGTGGCTCTTGCTGAAGCGCAACTTCGGGGGACACAGATAGCAACCGCCAGGGCGCGTGCGGCGGTTTATCGTGCGCAACAGGCGGTTGTTGCTGCTCGCGGTACCGAAAGGCAGGCCGCAGCAGAAGCGAAGCTGACAGCTGCCCAGGCGTCACTTACCCGTAATATTGCGGCCAGAACAGCGGCACAGACAACGCTGAATACTGTCACGTCAGTGGGGAGTCGTCTGTTAAGTGGTGCGCTGGGGTTGGTTGGTGGTGTGCCGGGACTCGTCATGCTGGGGGCGACGGCCTGGTACACGATGTATCAGAATCAGGAGCAGGCCAGAGAATCTGCACGCCAGTATGCCGCAACAATCGACGAAATTCGCCAGAAAACGTCGGCAATGTCGCTTCCTGAAGCGTCAGATAATGAGGAAATGACGCGGCAGGCACTTGATGAGCAAAACAGGTTAATTGACGAGCAGAAAAGTAAGATTAAATCCTTACAGGAAAAAATTGCTGGCTATCAGTATGTGCTGGCAAACCCGGGCTGGACAACCGATAACGGTTTTATGATTAACCACATGACGTCGGTAAAAACTGTCACAGAAGGGCTTGCAGAAGCAACAAATCAACTGGCAGTTGAACAGTCCCGTCTCACACAAATGCAGGGCAAAGCGCAATCCATTCAGGATGTGCTTGCCGGGCTGGAGGAGCGACGGGTGGCGTTGATCCGTCAACAGGCCGCGGAACAAAACAAAGCGTATCAGTCCCTGTTGATCATGAATGGGCAGCATACCGAGTTTAATCGCCTTCTCGGGCTCGGTAATGAATTACTTCAGCAGCGACAGGGGCTGGTGAATGTACCGTTACGGCTACCACAGGCAACCCTGGATGATAAACAGCAGACTGCACTGAATAACAGCGAGCGCGAACTGGCTCTGTCCCGCCTGAAGGGGGAAGCCCGTGAGCGTGCCCGCTTGGGTTATGCTGCGGATGATCTCGGCTTTGTGGGAGAGGCGTATCAGACAGCCAGGCAGAATTATATCAATAACTCACTGGATGCCTGGCGAAATAACCAGGCAAATAAACCCAAAGCGCATAAAAAGACCGAAGCGGAAAAAACAGAAGATATTTATAAACGGCTGATTAAACAGCAAAAAGAACAAATAGCACTGGCAGGGCAGAATACTGAACTGGCTAAGATGAAATATCAGGTCAGTCAGGGCGAATTATCAACCCTGTCAGAAGCGCAGAAAAAAACGCTTTTGCAGAATGCAGCACTCATCGACCAGAAAAAGATTCGTGAGCAGCTTGCTGCGTATGAGAGCAGTCTGGCGGACAGTAATGCCAGTGCCCGGGCATCTGACGAAGCGCAGTTGTTGGGATATGGTGAAGGCTCACGGATGCGTGAACGACTCCAGGAAATGTGGAGTATCCGGCAGGCGTTTGAGCAGAAAAATAACGAGCTGCTGAGACAGTATCAGGCCGGAGAAATTGAAGAAGCCCTGTGGAAACAGGAGAAAGAACTGAATAAAAAATATCTGGAAGAGCGTCTCAGCGATCAGCAGAATTATTATGCAAAGGCCGATGCTTTACGTAATAACTGGAATGCCGGACTCCAGGAGGGACTGACCAACTGGGCAGACAGTGCCACCGATTATGCTTCACAGGCGGCAGATGCTGTCGTTTCCACGATGGACGGGCTGGTATCAAATATTTCCGATGCACTGGCCGGAAATGTTGTGGACTGGAGAAACTGGGGGAGTTCAATTCTCCAGGAAGTTTCAAAAATTCTGATGAACGCTGCCATCGTTAACGGGCTGAAGTCACTTTCCAAAAGCATGTCCGGTGCCGGAGGATGGCTTGGTACAGTCGGCGACTGGCTTTCCGGTGCAGTGGCAAACGCAAAAGGTGGTGTTTACACATCGGCAAATCTGAGTGCTTACAGTAACACTATTGTGGATACACCGACGTATTTTGCTTTTGCGAAAGGTGCCGGGTTGATGGGCGAGGCCGGGCCTGAAGCAATCATGCCACTGACACGGGCAGCGGACGGCTCTCTTGGGGTCAGGGCCATTGGAAATGTGAATGGTGGCGGTGGATTTGTTTATTCTCCCGTGTATCACATCAGCATTCAGAATCAAGGGAGCAATGGCGAGATAGATGCGCGCTCAGCCAGGGGACTGGTGGATCTGATCGACAGCAGGGTTGTGTCAATTATGCAGTCATCGCGTCGGGATGGAGGATTGTACAGTGCCTGAGCCTGAAGTTTTTAACTGGATCCCCCGTGAGGGGATGGAGACGACACGAAAGCCATCAGTTATTACGGTAAAGTTTGGTGACGGATATGAACAGCGACGGGCTGGTGGTCTGAATGCGGATCTGAAAACGTTTAAACCGGTATTTCGTGTCACAGATGAATATTCCCGTGCCGCGCTGGACAGTTTTTTATCCCGTCATGCCGGGATTCGTGCTTTTTTGTGGCGTCCGCCAAAACACAACAGGACTGTCCGGGTTGTCTGCAGGGAGTGGAGCATTTCGGATAATGCCATGTATACCGATTTTAACTGTACCTTTGAAGAGGTCACTCACTGATGCAGGATATACAGCAGGAAACACTCAATGAGTGCACTAAAACGGAGCAATCCGCGCTGGTCGTGCTCTGGGAAATTGATCTGACAGAGGTCGGCGGAGATCGTTATTTCTTCTGTAATGAGCAGAACGAAAAAGGTGAACCAGTCACCTGGCAGGGGCGGCAGTATCAGGCTTATCCCATTCAGGGAAGCGGATTTGAGATGAACGGCAAAGGAGCCAGTGCAAGGCCAACGCTTAAAGTCTCTAATCTGTACGGCATGGTCACCGGGATGGCGGAAGATCTGCAGAGTCTGGTCGGCGGAACGGTGGTCAGGCGTAAGGTTTACGCCCGTTTTCTGGATGCGGTGAACTTCGTCAACGGAAACAGAGACGCCGATCCGGAGCAGGAGGTGATCAGCCGCTGGCGCATCGAGCAGTGCAGCGAACTGAGCGCGGTGAGTGCCTCCTTTGTACTGTCCACGCCGACGGAAACGGATGGCGCTGTTTTTCCGGGGCGTATCATGCTGGCCAACACCTGCACCTGGACCTATCGCGGCGATGAGTGCGGTTATCACGGTCCGGCTGTCGCGGATGAATATGACCAGCCGACGTCCGATATCACGAAGGATAAATGCAGCAAATGCCTGAGCGGCTGTAAGTTTCGCAATAACGTCGGCAACTTTGGCGGCTTCCTTTCCATTAACAAACTTTCGCAGTAAATCCCATGACAGAGACAGAATCAGCGATTCTGGCGCACGCCCGGCGATGTGCGCCAGCAGAGTCGTGCGGCTTCGTGGTGAGAACGCCGGAGGGGGAAAGATATTTTCCCTGCGTGAATATCTCCGGTGAGCCGGAGGCGTATTTCCGGATGTCGCCGGAGGACTGGCTGCGGGCAGAGATGCAGGGTGAGATTGTGGCGCTGGTCCACAGCCACCCCGGTGGTCTGCCCTGGCTGAGTGAGGCTGACCGGCGGCTGCAGGTGCAGAGTGATTTGCCGTGGTGGCTGGTCTGCCGGGGGGCGATTCATAAATTCCGCTGTGTGCCGCATCTCACCGGGCGGCGCTTTGAGCACGGGGTGACGGACTGTTACACGCTGTTCCGGGACGCTTACCATCTGGCGGGAATTGAGATGCCGGATTTTCATCGCGGGGATGACTGGTGGCGTCACGGCCAGAATCTCTATCTTGACAATATGGAGGCAACGGGTTTTTACCGTGTCCCACTGACAGAGGCGCAGCCTGGCGACGTGCTGCTGTGCTGTTTTGGTTCATCGGTGCCGAATCATGCCGCCATTTACTGTGGCGACGGCGAGCTGCTGCACCATATTCCTGAACAACTGAGTAAACGAGAGAGGTACACCGACAAATGGCAGCGACGCACACACTCCCTCTGGCGTCACCGGGCATGGCACGCATCTGCCTTTACGGGGATTTGCAACGATTTGGTCGCCGTATCGACCTTCGTGTGAAAACGGGGGCTGAAGCCATCCGGGCACTGGTCACACAGCTCCCGGCGTTTCGTCAGAAACTGAATGAGGGCTGGTATCAGATACGGATTGCCGGGCGTGATACAGGTGAAAACGAATTATCAGCCCGTCTGAATGAGCCGCTGAAAAATGGTGCCGTGATCCACATCGTACCGCGTCTGGCGGGTGCCAAAAGTGGCGGTATTTTTCAGGCAGTGCTGGGGGCGGCGCTGATTGCGGTGGCATGGTGGAACCCTGTGGGCTGGCTGGGTGCCGCGACTGTATCGGGCATGTATGCGGCAGGGGCCAGTATGATCCTGGGCGGAGTGGCGCAGATGCTGGCACCGAAAGCCAGGACGCCCACGGCAGCCAGTACAGATAACGGCAAACAGAACACCTATTTCTCCTCACTGGATAACATGGTTGCCCAGGGCAATGTTCTGCCCGTTCTGTACGGTGAAATGCGCGTGGGGTCGCGGGTGGTCTCTCAGGAGATCAGCACGGCAGACGAAGGGGATGGTGGTCAGGTTGTGGTGATTGGTCGCTGATGCAAAACATTTTATGTGAAACCGCCTGCGGGCGGTTTTGTCGTTTATGGAGCGTGACGAATGGGTAAAGGCAGCAGTAAGGGGCATACCCCGCGCGAAGCGAAGGACAACCTGAAATCCACGCAACTGCTGAGTGTGATCGATGCCATCAGCGAAGGGCCGGTTGAAGGTCCGGTGGATGGATTAAAAAGCGTGCTGCTGAACAGTACGCCGGTGCTGGACAGTGAGGGGAATACCAATATCTCCGGCGTCACGGTGGTGTTCCGGGCAGGTGAGCAGGAGCAGACACCGCCTGAGGGTTTTGAATCCTCCGGCTCCGAGACGGTGCTGGGTACGGAAGTGAAATACGACACGCCGATCACCCGCACCATCACGTCGGCAAACATCGACCGTCTGCGCTTTACCTTCGGTGTGCAGGCACTGGTGGAAACCACCTCAAAGGGGGACCGGAATCCGTCGGAAGTCCGTCTGCTGGTTCAGATACAGCGTAACGGTGGCTGGGTGACGGAAAAAGACATCACCATTAAGGGCAAAACCACCTCGCAGTATCTGGCCTCGGTGGTGGTGGATAACCTGCCGCCGCGCCCGTTCAATATACGGATGCGCAGGATGACGCCGGACAGCACCACAGACCAGCTGCAGAACAAAACGCTCTGGTCGTCATACACCGAAATCATCGATGTGAAACAGTGCTACCCGAACACGGCACTGGTCGGCGTGCAGGTGGATTCGGAGCAGTTCGGCAGCCAGCAGGTGAGCCGTAATTATCATCTGCGCGGGCGTATTCTGCAGGTGCCGTCGAATTATAACCCTCAGACGCGGCAATACAGCGGTATCTGGGACGGAACGTTTAAGCCAGCATACAGCAACAACATGGCCTGGTGTCTGTGGGATATGCTGACCCATCCGCGCTACGGCATGGGGAAACGTCTTGGTGCGGCGGATGTGGATAAATGGGCGCTGTATGTCATCGGCCAGTACTGCGACCAGTCAGTGCCGGACGGCTTTGGCGGCACGGAGCCGCGCATCACCTGTAATGCGTACCTGACCACACAGCGTAAGGCGTGGGATGTGCTCAGTGATTTCTGCTCGGCGATGCGCTGTATGCCGGTATGGAACGGGCAGACGCTGACGTTCGTGCAGGACCGACCGTCGGATAAGGTGTGGACCTATAACCGCAGTAATGTGGTGATGCCGGATGATGGCGCGCCGTTCCGCTACAGCTTCAGCGCCCTGAAGGACCGTCATAATGCCGTTGAGGTGAACTGGATTGACCCGGATAACGGCTGGGAGACGGCGACAGAGCTTGTGGAGGATACGCAGGCCATTGTCCGTTACGGTCGTAACGTCACGAAGATGGATGCCTTTGGCTGTACCAGCCGGGGGCAGGCACACCGCGCCGGGCTGTGGCTGATTAAAACGGAGCTGCTGGAAACGCAGACCGTAGATTTCAGCGTGGGCGCAGAAGGGCTTCGCCATGTACCGGGCGATGTTATTGAAATCTGTGATGATGACTATGCCGGTATCAGCACCGGTGGTCGCGTGCTGGCGGTGAACAGCCAGACCCGGACGCTGACGCTCGACCGTGAAATCACGCTGACATCTTCCGGCACCACGCTGATAAGCCTGGTTGACGGGCAGGGAAGTCCGGTCAGCGTGGAGGTTCAGTCCGTCACCGACGGCGTGAAGGTGAAAGTGAGCCGTGTTCCTGACGGCGTTGCTGAATACAGCGTGTGGGGGCTGAAGCTGCCGACGCTGCGCCAGCGCCTGTTCCGCTGTGTGAGTATCCGTGAGAACGACGACGGTATGTATGCCATCACTGCAGTGCAGCATGTACCGGAGAAAGAGGCCATCGTGGATAACGGGGCGCACTTTGACGGTAACCAGAGCGGCACGGTGAATGGTGTCACGCCGCCAGCAGTGCAGCATCTGACCGCAGAAGTCACCGCAGACAGCGGGGAATACCAAGTGCTGGCCCGCTGGGACACGCCGAAGGTGGTGAAGGGGGTGAGCTTCCTGCTTCGCCTGACCGTGGCAGCGGATGACGGCAGTGAGCGGCTGGTCAGCACGGCCCGGACGAAGGAAACCACTTACCGCTTCACACAACTGGCTCTGGGGAACTACAGGCTGACAGTCCGGGCAGTAAATGCGTGGGGGCAGCAGGGCGATCCGGCGTCGGTATCGTTCCGGATTGCCGCACCGGCAGCGCCGTCGCGGATTGAGCTGACGCAGGGCTATTTTCAGATAACCGCCACGCCGCATCTTGCGGTTTATGATTCGACGGTACTGTTTGAGTTCTGGTTCTCGGAAAAGCGGATTGCGGATATCAGGCAGGTTGAAACCAGCGCGAGTTATCTTGGCACGGCGCTGTACTGGATAGTCGCCAGTATCAATATCAAACCGGGCCATGATTATTATTTTTACGTTCGCAGTGTGAACACCATTGGCAAATCGGCATTCGTGGAGGCTGTCGGTCGGGCGAGCGATGATGCGGAAGGTTACCTGGATTTTTTCAAAGGAGAAATCGGGAAAACACATCTGGCCCAGGAGTTGTGGACGCAGATTGATAACGGTCAGCTTGCGCCGGACCTGGCTGAAATCAGGACGTCCATTACGAATGTCAGCAATGAAATCACGCAGACCGTCAATAAAAAACTGGAAAATCAGAGTGCGGCAATCCAGCAGATACAGAAAGTTCAGGTTGATACAAATAATAATCTGAACAGCATGTGGGCTGTGAAGCTGCAACAGATGAAGGACGGACGCCTTTATATTGCGGGTATCGGTGCCGGTATTGAGAATACGCCAGCAGGAATGCAGAGTCAGGTGCTGCTGGCGGCAGACAGGATTGCGATGATTAATCCTGCGAATGGCAACACAAAGCCGATGTTTGTTGGTCAGGGCGATCAGATATTCATGAACGACGTGTTCCTGAAACGCCTGACGGCTCCGACCATTACCAGCGGCGGTAATCCTCCGACATTTTCCCTGACACCGGATGGGCGGCTGACGGCGAAAAATGCCGATATCAGCGGTAACGTGAATGCGAACTCCGGGACGCTCAACAACGTCACGATTAACGAGAACTGTCGGGTTCTGGGAAAACTGTCCGCGAACCAGATTGAAGGCGATCTCGTTAAAACAGTGGGCAAAGCTTTCCCCCGGGACTCCCGTGCACCGGAACGGTGGCCATCAGGGACCATTACCGTCAGGGTTTATGACGATCAGCCGTTTGACCGGCAGATTGTTATTCCGGCGGTGGCATTCAGCGGCGCTAAACATGAGAGAGAGCATACTGATATTTACTCCTCATGCCGTCTGATAGTGCGGAAAAACGGTGCTGAAATTTATAACCGTACCGCGCTGGATAATACGCTGATTTACAGTGGCGTTATTGATATGCCTGCCGGTCACGGTCACATGACGCTGGAGTTTTCGGTGTCAGCATGGCTGGTAAATGACTGGTATCCCACAGCAAGTATCAGCGATTTGCTGGTTGTGGTGATGAAGAAAGCCACCGCAGGCATCAGTATCAGCTGAATTTTATAACCCATATACGGGCGCCAGAAATGGCGCCTTTTTTATTGCAGAAAAGCGAGAGGTAATTATGCGTAAAGTTTGTGCAGCCATTTTGTCCGCAGCCATCTGTCTGTCCGTATCCGGTGCGCCTGCATGGGCATCTGAACATCAGTCCACGCTGAGCGCGGGCTATCTTCATGCCTCGACGAACGTTCCCGGCAGCGATGATCTTAACGGGATTAACGTGAAATACCGTTATGAGTTTACGGACACACTGGGGCTGGTGACGTCATTCAGCTATGCAGGAGACAAGAATCGCCAGCTTACCCGTTACAGCGATACCCGCTGGCATGAAGATTCCGTGCGTAACCGCTGGTTCAGCGTGATGGCGGGGCCGTCTGTGCGCGTGAATGAATGGTTCAGCGCGTATGCGATGGCGGGTATGGCTTACAGCCGTGTTTCGACTTTCTCCGGAGATTATATCCGCGTAACTGACAACAAGGGGAAAACGCACGATGTGCTGACCGGAAGTGATGACGGTCGCCACAGCAACACGTCTCTGGCGTGGGGAGCTGGCGTGCAGTTTAACCCGACCGAATCCGTGGCCGTTGACGTCGCTTATGAAGGCTCCGGCAGCGGTGACTGGCGTACCAACAGTTTCATCGTGGGTGTCGGTTATAAATTCTGATTAGCCAGGTAACACAGTGTTATGACAGCCCGCCGGTTCAGGCGGGCTTTTTTGTGGGGTGAATATGGCAGTAAAGATTTCAGGTGTACTGAAAGACGGCACAGGAAAACCGGTACAGAACTGCACAATCCAGCTGAAAGCAAAACGTAACAGCACCACGGTGGTGGTGAACACGCTGGCCTCAGAAAATCCGGATGAAGCCGGGCGTTACAGTATGGACGTTGAGTACGGTCAGTACAGCGTTATTCTGTTGGTGGAAGGATTCCCGCCGTCACATGCCGGGACCATCACCGTGTATGAAGATTCCCGACCCGGTACGCTGAATGATTTTCTCGGTGCCATGACGGAGGATGATGCCCGTCCGGAGGCACTGCGCCGTTTTGAGCTGATGGTGGAAGAGGTGGCGCGTAACGCGTCCGCGGTGGCACAGAACACGGCAGCCGCGAAGAAGTCAGCCGGCGATGCCGGCACATCAGCCCGTGAGGCGGCAACCCATGCGACTGATGCTGCAGGCTCAGCACGTGCAGCCAGCACATCAGCCGGGCAGGCCGCGACGTCGGCTCAGTCAGCGTCTTCCAGCGCAGGAACGGCATCAACAAAGGCTACTGAAGCATCAAAAAGTGCTGCCGCTGCAGAGTCCTCAAAAAGCGCGGCAGCTACCAGTGCCGGTGCGGCGAAAACGTCAGAAACGAATGCGGCAGCGTCACAAAAATCTGCAGCCACTTCTGCATCCGCAGCGACCACAAAGGCGTCAGAAGCTGCCACCTCAGCCCGGGATGCGGCGGCCTCAAAAGAGGCAGCGAAATCATCAGAAACGAACGCATCATCAAGCGCCAGTAGTGCCGCTTCCTCGGCAACGGCGGCAGGAAATTCCGCGAAGGCGGCAAAGACGTCCGAGACGAACGCCAGGTCTTCTGAAACGGCAGCGGGACAGAGTGCCTCAGCTGCGGCAGGCTCAAAAACAGCGGCTGCATCATCTGCCAGTGCCGCGTCAACAAGTGCCGGGCAGGCCTCAGCCAGTGCCACCGCCGCCGGAAAATCGGCAGAAAGCGCCGCATCATCCGCTTCAACAGCCACAACGAAGGCTGGCGAAGCCACTGAACAGGCCAGCGCAGCAGCGAGGTCTGCTTCCGCAGCGAAGACATCCGAAACGAACGCGAAAGCGTCGGAAACCAGCGCAGAATCCTCAAAAACGGCTGCCGCATCGTCAGCCAGTTCGGCGGCGTCATCGGCATC